AAAACCGATCGTGTGGATGCAAGAACGATTGCAACTATGCTATTGTCCGATGTAGACCTCAAGTCCTACACGGATACAGCATACCATAACGAAGAGTTAAAGTCACTAACAAGATACCGATTCGATAAGGTTCGTGAAAGAGCCAAGCTGAAGCAGTCAGTGTCCAGACTGGTCACGATTCTGTTTCCAGAACTGGAGAAGATCGTTCCCTCTCTCCATATTGCTTCGGTTTATGCGCTCCTCAGTGAATATCCCGGTGCAAAACAGATTTCAGAAATTCATCTCACCAAGCTGACAAACCTTCTTGCGACAGCATCCAAGGGTCGTTATGGCAAAGATAAGGCTATCCAGATTCGAGATGCTGCCAGAACTTCCATTGGTTCCGTTATGCCTGCTAAATTTCTGGAACTGAAGCATACCATTAAACTCATTCGGGAACTCACCTCCGAGATTGATGAAATTGAAGTTTCTATTCAGAAAATCATGGATGAACTGAATCCACCGATTCTTTCTATTCCCGGTGTCGGTATCCAGTCAGCAGCCATGATTCTGGCTGAAATCGGTGATTTTTCCAACTTTGAATCTCCTGACAAAATCCTTGCTTACGCTGGCTGCTCTCCATCTACATACCAGTCCGGAAAACTTACAAACTGTTACGCTCACATGGAGAAGCGTGGTTCTCGTTATTTGCGATATGCCCTCTACAACGCAACCAAGTACGTCTGCCACTGGAATCCCGTCTTTGCTGAATATCTTGCCAAGAAACGTGCTGAAGGAAAGCACTACAATGTTGCCTTATCCCATGCCACGAAGAAACTTGTGCGGCTAATCTATGCCTTGCAGAAATCTGGCAAAGCATATCTTGTAGCTGCCTGATTCTCTCCAGAGCCTGAGCCAAATCCAAGAACAACTTAGCTGGCGCAGCGAACCCTTGACAAACCGAAGCATTCAAATGCTATTCTGTTTCTGCGAGGGTTGGCCGGGCTTGCTTTGCTATTCTCTCCGTCGCCCTCGCTGCATTGATTATGGCATTTGAATGCTGTTTGTCAGGGGCAGCAGTCGGCAGACGGATTTTTTCATTTTGGGGCTTGACTTTTAATAGTTAGTCTCCCAAATGCCTGTGAAACGGTGTTCATTATAGAAGGAGTATACACAAGGCGGCATTGACCGTCTATTTTTATGCCCAAATGGGCAGGAAAGGACAAGATTATGCAGAATGTGATCGACAAGATTGAATGGATGTTCGCAGGTCTGGGTGGTTTCCTGGGCTGGTTCTTTGGCGGGTTTGACGGCTTCCTGTATGCACTTGTAGTGTTCGTGGTCTGTGACTACTTCACCGGAGTGCTGGCGGCAGCGATCAAGCATGAGCTTTCTTCTGAAGTTGGCTTTAAGGGCATCGCCAAGAAGGTGTGCATCTTCGTACTGGTCGGCATTGCCAACATCATTGACACACAGATCCTCCAGAATGGAGCGGCCATCCGTACAGCAGTGGTGTTTTTCTATCTGGCGAATGAGGGCCTGAGCTGCCTCGAAAACGCAGCCGTTATCGGTCTTCCGGTGCCGGAGAAGCTCAAGGAGATGCTGGCACAGTTGAAGGAAGAAAAGGAGAATAAGGACGAGTAATCAATGGGGAGAGGTGTAACAGCCTCTCCCTCAATTTTTAGGAGGAAAGCAATATGAGTAAGAAAGAGTATCCCGCAAAACTGACGACCGGTTATTACCGTGTGCGTGAAGTCTGGGAAGATGAGGCATCCCAGTTTGGCGCGTACCGTCTGCTGGCGAATGCAAAAGCCAAGTGCGATGAGAACCCCGGCAGCCGAGTGTTCGACAATGACGGCAACGTGATCTATCCGGAAGAGGCTGTCCCGGATACCGGCGCAGATGAGAGTGAGGAGAAAGCAGTCGTGGACGATATCCCGGAAGATGAGCCGGAAACCACAACCCCTGTGGAAGATACCCCGGCGGAAAAGGAAGCAGAGGATGAAGTTGATAAGAATGAGGAGTCCGCTGTGGATGAGAATGAGTTCCCGACTGCGGAGGAGCTTCCGGCGACCATTGCCTACGGCAAGCTCAAGACCCTCATGAACATCCGCAAAAAGCCGAGTCTGGAAGCGGAGGTCGTAGCGGTCTATAAGAAGAATGCCCTTGTGGAAGTGGTGCAGTTCTGTGATGGCTGGCTGAAGATCAAGTGTGCCGAGGCAGAGGACGGTGTGGCATATGTCCTGAACAGTGCGGATACCTATGCGTTCACAGCAGGCAGGATCTATACCGTTGTTCCCGGTGATAATCTCTGGAAGATCGCAGATAAGGAACTGGGAAGCGGCAGCCGCTGTGCAGATATCAGTGTGCTGAATGGGCTGACTTCCAACGCCATCCGGGTCGGCATGAAACTGCTGATCCCGTAACAACAGAATAACCACAGCACGAGGTTCAGAGTGATCTGGGCCTCAACTTTTTTAGCAGGAGGAAATCATTATGGGATATACCAATAGTCCACTCGTTGTTTACACCAAGCTCTCCCCGAACCATTCCGGGCAGAGGACACACAGTATCGACCGCATCACACCGCATTGTGTGGTCGGTCAGCTTTCTGCGGAGAGCATCTGCGGCTGCTTTACCAGCACGAGCCGTCAGGCAAGCTGCAACTACGGCATCGGTACGGATGGGCGGGTGTCACTTTGTGTCGAGGAAAAGAACCGCAGCTGGTGTTCGTCCAGCAATGCCAATGACCAGAGGGCTGTCACCATCGAGTGCGCCAGCGACATGAATGAGCCGTATGCCATGAACAGTGCCGTATATGACTCTCTCGTCAAGCTCTGCATCGATATCTGCAAGCGTAACGGAAAGAAGAAGCTCCTGTGGCTGGGTGATAAAAATAAGACACTCAACTATGCTCCGGCGGCAGATGAAATGGTGCTGACCGTTCACCGCTGGTTTGCCAACAAAAGCTGCCCTGGAAACTGGCTGTATGCCCGCCTGGGTGATCTGGCCGCAAGGGTAACTGCAGCACTGGGCGGTTCATCCTCATCCGGCATGCAGGCTTCTTCGCTGAAAAACCTGTCAGAAGCAGAGGCAGTGGCAAAGATCGGTCCGCTGTTTACTGCGAACCAGAAAACTACTGGCATCCTTGCCTGCGTGTCGATGGCACAGTTCATTCTGGAATCCGGCTACGGTAAATCTGAGCTGGCACAAAATGCCAATAACTGCTTCGGCATGAAGACTTCGCTTTCCGGGAACAGCTGGAGCGGCAGCAGTTGGGATGGCAAGTCCGTCTATACCAAGAAAACGCAGGAGCAGAACGATGACGTTTCGATGGTCACGATCACCGCTGACTTCCGTAAGTACGCCTGTGTGGAAGACTCCATTGCCGACCATGCGGCATATCTGCTCGGTGCGATGAACGGCAGCAGGAAACGCTACGAGGGTCTGGCAGGCTGCACTGATTACAAGAAAGCGGCACAGATCATCAAGGATGGTGGATATGCTACCAGTCACACCTATGTGCAGGATCTCTGCAATATCATCGAGCGTTGGAACTTGACGCAGTACAATGCGGCTGCTGGAAGCACCACCATTTCCGGCTGGTACCGTGTCCGTAAGAGCTGGCAGAATGCCGCTTCCCAGAAAGGTGCGTTCCACGACCTCACCTATGCAAAGCAGTGCGCGGATAAGAATCCGGGCTATTATGTTTTTGACCCGGCGGGTAAGGCCGTCTACCCGGAACCGAAGTCTTCAGTCCCGTATACTGTGCGTGTATCCATTAAAGACCTCAACATCCGCAAGGGACCGGGCACGAATTACGGTAAGACCGGTTATTACACCGGAAAGGGCGTGTTTACCATCGTGGCAGAAGCTGCCGGTGCTGGTTCTGCAAAGGGCTGGGGCAAGCTGAAATCCGGTGCAGGCTGGATCGCACTTGACTTTGCATCCCGTATCTAAAAACAGTCCCCGTCCTTACAGGGCGGGGCGTACATAAACATTATTGCGAGGTGAATTAGCTGAATGTTAAAGAATATGAAAAAAGACACAGAACCAGGTGTGGGCTGTGCCTTTCAAAATGGGCTATTCCTGTCCGGTTAGCCGATCATATAAGATAACAGTTTCAGATGTTGAAACGCAAATCCGTTCTTTTTTCAGGATTGTTCGTGGGCGCTGGTTCTCACGGTAATCTCGGTCTGTTTGTGTAAAAGCAGAGCAGCAAACAAAATCACAAACGGAAATGTCACCTGATGAAGTTGATCGGATGATAAAGATAAAATCAATTGGCGGTGTAGCTTTAGAAATCAGGTAATCAGCTTGTATTTGGGTGCTGAAGGAATAAAAACGCGGCATGTAGGAATGGAGGATAAAGTCCTGTTCAATTGTTTGCTTTAAGCGAACCAATGCTTCCAGGCGGGGCTTTACACTTTCCTGATATTGAGAGCCTTTTTCGATCTGAGAAAGCATGATTTTTTTACGCAGGATCATGTCAAGCGTTTTTGATCGGTTGAATCGTGGCAGACTGACATCAGTCAAATATTGAAAACCTGCAAGATGCGGAAATCGCTCAGGTGGGAAAGCGAGAGTGATGGTATGAAGCTGCTTTTTGTAGCCATATGTAAAAACGTAATTGAACTGCATTAGTTCTTTCCACGTTAATGCCGCTTCATATAGTATATCGGTACTCATGCCATCATCTCCTTTGCAAAAAAATAAGAGCCCTGCCGTAGCAAGGCTCTCATTAAGCGTTTTTGTTCGATTCAAAGAATCTATTCGGCTTGTGGTTGTCGCATAACCCACGGGCAGGCTCCACAATCGGCTGAAACCGAACCAGTCCACTGCTTCAACGCCACGATAGCTGGTCAATGCCGCTATCCTCTAAGTTCATTATAACACAAAATAACCAGAACACAAGTACTCTGGAATAATTTGTGGCGTGTGAACTATCACGCTCAGTAATAGTATATGCGGAATCGGAAAAATCGCAACTGGAAAAAGAAACAAAATAAAAATAAAAATCGTGCAGATAAGACAATAATCTCCCAGATTATTCTCCGTCTTTCTGCGCCGAAATTACTTGATAATATCACGAAACAGAGGGAATATGTGACTGCCCAAAGAGAAGAAAACGGGCAGGAAAGGAGCGAAAACTATGAGTACTGGTACGGATTTCCTTGCAAATCTGCAGAAAAAGACTGTGAAGAATACAGTACAGCAGAAACAGCAGAAGAGAGTAAATGCATCTGCTGTGGATGTTTCGGCTTTACTGGAAGCCGCTCTTGGGAAAAAGAAACCTGTGGAAGCTGTGGCAGATGTCCGTCAAAGTACGGATGCTGCCACAGCTTCTTTTTTACCACCGACTGATACGCACCAAGGCAAGTCTACTCAACAAAAACCCAAAAACGCATCAGATAAAAAACAGACACCCCAAAAATCAAAAGACATCGTGGATGCCGGTATCACAGCTCTTATCCAGAAGGCTCTGGATGCCAAAAAGGTCATGGCAGAGCCGGACATTGCAGAACGGCTGCAGAGCAGTATGGAGAGTGAGTTTACGAAGCTCTTCACACCGGAAGAACCGCAGGATAACAAGTTCGTTTCGACAGCGACCTTCCGGGCTACCAAAAAGAAAGCCGGAACCCTTAATGTGGCAGCTTACATCCGCGTTTCTACGGACATGAGCGACCAGGAGAACTCCTATGAAACGCAGGAAAAATACTTTAACCAGCTGATTGAAAATAATCCGGCATGGAATGCAGTCGGTGTGTACTCCGATTACGGCATCTCCGGCACTTCCAAGGAAAAGAGAACCGGATTCCGCCGACTGATGCGCCATTGTAAGGACGGGAAGATCGACCGCATTGTGTGCAAGTCCATATCACGATTTGCCCGAAACACGGCTGACTTTATGAGCGCACTGGATATCCTGCATGACTGCGGGGTAACGATTCTGTTCGAGAAAGAAAATCTGGATACAGCAGACCCGACCAGCGACTTCATCCTTACGACACTGGCAGCCATTGCACAGGAAGAAAGCCGCAGCATTTCTAGCAACATCCGGCTGGGGCAGAAGATGCGCTTTCCGAAGGGGGATGTTCCCAACAAGATCATGTACGGATACCGCTACAATGGGAAGATGGTTACCTCCGAGAGCGGATATGAGTATAAAGATATTGAGATCGTTGAGGAAGAAGCCAGGGTCGTCCGGCGCATTTTCCATGAAGTTGTGGAAGGGAAAGCCTATACGGAGATTGCAAGGGGACTGAACATGGACAAGATTCCGGCTCCTGTCACCGACGCAGTGAGAGTAAGAAAGAAAAAATCCAAGAAAGGGCAGTTAAACAGTGATCTGCTGGATGGATGGACAGGCGGGAATATCACGCGGATCGTCCGTGCCGAGCGGTACATGGGTGCAGTCCTTATCCAGAAGAAGTTCACATCGGATTACCTGACACATGAAGTCCGGGACAACAAAGGCGAAGTTCCTCAGTATTTTGTCCGGAACCATCATCCGGCAATCGTTGACGAGGACCTGTTTGAAAAGGCACAGGAAGTTGTAAAAGTAAACAGCGATTTATATAACAGGACAAGATCCGGCAAGAAGCCGAGAGCGTTTTCCCAAAGACTAATCTGCGGGGAGTGCGGCCGCTTTTTCCATGTGACAAACGGAAATGGGAACTATCCCATCTGGCGGTGCCCGACGAGCAGCCGGACGACAGGAAAACGTATCTGCCATGCAGAAAAAGTATACGAGGAACAGGTTGTCCGAGCCTTCCGTAAAGCAGTTCTGGAGCGGTTCCGGCTGACGCTTAAGCCCATCCATGACAACGTGGCTGTGGCAGACATCATGAGCGGCCGGTTCAAAGAGCAGTATGACAACTTCACCCCGGAAGCAGATTCTTTTGTAAGCCAGATGCTTGCACGGCTGGAGAGCATTCAGAAGCTGGATTTTATGGAACGCGACCGTGCTTTTTATAAAAAGCAGATAGCAGCCGCACACACCAGTGTGGAAAGCACCAGTAAGAAGATCCGGCTCCTGAAAAGTCAGGTGGATGTGATGCAGACCCGTCTGGAACTTCTCGGTGACGAGATGATCGACCCTGCTTCTATTGAGGAGAAGAAAAAGCTCATTGAGAAACTGGAGTGTGATATTCAGAAGGACACGGACACTGAGCAGAAACTGACCGAACAGCTCGACTATATGGAAGACTACTGGGAAGAACTGGAGGGCGACTATGAACGAAGGGAAAAGGCAATCGAGTGGATGAAGAACCTCCCGGCGGGGCGGGATGGTACGGTGGCCTTTCTGAATGAAGTGACCGAAGAACACTGCAAGGCATTCCTCCTCTCCATCACGATTCATTCACCGCTGAAGTTTACGGTACACTGGTTCGATGACACCAAGACCGAGGTAGAGATGGATTCCAATATCGAAGATTACCGCAATACCGCAAGCTATTATGACGGGCATACGATGCGCGACGGCAGCCAGCGGAAGAGGCATGTAAGATAAGACCAGTTGCAAGGCTGGAAGAAAGGAGCAGATTATGACAAGACAAAAAGTGGATGTGATCCCCGCCAGTGTGCGCTCGGTACAGAACGGCGGGCAGCTGAAAAGCCAGACCAACATCCGTGTAGCGGCTTACTGCCGTGTTTCCACCGGCGATGAGAGCCAGCAGACTTCCTACACGACACAGAAAGCATTCTACAAAGACCTCATCACCCGGAAGCCCGGCTGGATCTTTGCCGGCATCTACGCAGATGAAGCAAAATCTGGTACCAACCGGGAGCATCGAGAGGAATTCAACCGCATGATAAAAGATGCGATGGATGGAAAACTGGACTACATCGTTACAAAGTCCATTTCCCGATTCGCGCGAAACACCATTGACTCCCTGACATGTACCCGTGAGCTTCGGCAGCTGAAGCCGCCCGTGGGTATCTATTTCGAGAAAGAAAACATCGACACGCTGGACGCCAAAGGTGAGCTGATCCTGACGATCCTTTCTGCACTGGCACAGGATGAGAGCCGTTCCATTTCCGATAACATCCGATGGAGCATCCAGAAGAAGTTCCAGTCTGGTGTCCCGCATATCAATCTGAAACGGATGCTGGGATATGAGCTTGGGGAAAATAAGCAGTGGGTCATCGTGCCGGAGCAGGCAGAGATCATCCGCTACATTTTTGACCGTTTCGTGAAAGGCCAGACGGCGAATAAAATCGCACAGGAGCTGAACCAGATGGAAAAGTTCACGGTCAATGGAAAGAAGTGGAGTGCCAGCTCGATCCTGATCGTCTTGCGGAATGAGAAGTATGTGGGCGATATCGAGATGCAGAAGACCATCACGAAGGATTTCCTTACCCACCGTTCCAGCATCAATAAGGGCGAAGCACCCCGGTACTATGTGAAGAACCATCATGTGGGCATCATCGACCGTGTGACTTGGGACAAGGTGCAGACCATGCTGTTCGAGAAGCCGAGGGCAGATATGACGAAAGGCCCCGGCAAGAAAAAGGTAAAGAGCATTAAGGGTTCTCCGTTTGGAAACCTGCGCTGCGGTGCGATCCTGGAGAATGGGCCGGATGCCGGAAAGCCCTGCGGGGAGGGATTCTTCCGTACAACCTACACGGGTGTGGCAAATGGTTACAGCGATGAGCGAAGTCTTAAGGCGACTGGTGAGGATACCGGAGAGTATCTGGAAAAATACACCTATTCGTATCCCGTTTGGCGGTGCAAGCGTAAGGTCGGGGAGCGGGACGGTGAGCCGCCGAAGAACGGTTCTCCCGACCAGAAAGCGTATTGCCGGAGCAAGAAAGGCTGCATGTCGGATGAGGAAAAGGAAGCGGCAAACAAGCGCTGCCCCTCAGAACGCTACCATGAGTGTGCGCTGGAGCAGAGTTTCATGGAACTGCTCTACAGCATGAAGCGCGACTTTGAACAGCACGGTGATGCCTCCATGATCGTGACGATGTTTGACAATGCCTATGAGCAGGCTGTCCGGCCGGCGAATAACAACAGCATCTCGGTGCAGAGGATGGCAACGGTAGAAAATCAGATCAAGGAGATGGAAGAACGCCTGCAGGATGCCATCAGCCATCAGGTGGCGGCACTTCGGGAAGCTGCACTGGAACAGAACGTGGAACTGAATGAAGCCCTTTCCAACGGGGAGGTGACCATTGACGACATCGACCTGGACATCCGGAGCGGACTGACACCGGGAAGCATCGGAGTGAGCTTCTATGGAACGGAAACGGAGGAAGGTTCGGAAGCCCAGATTTATACAGAGCTTGTGAACGACCTGCAGGAACGGCTGAAAACACTCCAACAGGAACGGCAGACGATAGAGGAAGAACAGGGTGTGCTGGCGATCATGAAAAAGAACTTTGAATACTTCCTTGCCTGTCTGAAAGAACTGCCGGATACCAATGCAAGCGGAATGCTGTTAAGAGTCAACGGTCTGGATGTACAGGGAACCCTGCTTCGGGATGTGGACGGAAATGCCATCGAAGGCCGGAAACGTGCCATCACCAGCGGAAAGCTCAAGCTGACTCCTGAGCGGATCGCAGAAGCACCAGATATGCTCCACTTTGAAAAAGGCATCTACTGTGCTTTTGTTGAGAGCGGGGTACTGAAGGGGGATGTGGCAACCTATAAGACAAACTTCGGTGTGACACTGACCTCAAAAGGCAACCGCAGAACGCTCGACAGCTTCATGGGTTATAAGCGGAGTGACATGGACGGCAATGTGGTCTATGTGGATGCTCCTTATAAGGTGTACGGATTCAGCATTCAGTACCGCAGATACCTGACAACTGCAGCGAAGCGCGAGAGGGAAGAAGCGGTGTGATGGAAGGAGACAGGACCCTGCCGGGTGTGGCTTTTGTGGCTGCATCTGGCAGGGCTTTTTTTGTTTAATGTTTTATTGTACTGCTATTTTGCCTTTTTTTGTCTGGCCTTTTTTACCCGTAAGGATTGCTATGTGCAGAATCCTGTTATATGTTGTGGGTGGCGAGAAATACACATACGACAGAAAATACACATAGCGAGGAGTGTTTGGAATGAAAGATGTAGCTGGGATGCTGGCAGAGAAATATGGTGCAAAAGCTGAAGAGATTGTGGCGGCCGGTGCTATGAAATTATATCTTCAGAGCATGGAGCCGGCAGAGGCACTGAGAAAGGTGAGGTCTGTGTATGAGCCAAAAGTGATCCGGCTTGACAGTGGCGAAGGCGTGCCGGTACAAAGCAATATTGATGGTGCAAAGTACGCTGCGTTCATCGATGAGTCTGTGGTGTTTGCTGCTCAGAAGATGAGAGGGCGTGGGGATGCATTGGCAGAAATGGTTATGGAAAAGCTGAAAGCCGTGGATGGAAAATGTCTGATCAAGTGTGCCAGCGTGGAGTTCATGAGTTTTATCGAGGATGTATATAGGAG